AGGCGGCGCCGGGTAGGGGCTTTCCAGTTAGAGTAACCGGGTGAGCTCCGTTTGTTCCCAGAGCCGTCTGGCCTTCGTGTGGACGACGGATTATCGTCTTTAAACACTTGGGACAGAAGGGCTAAGGCGTTTGCGACTCTTGTTACACCCAGGGATGGTTCGTACCTTGGCAAAGGCAGTTCAGGCACTCCAGAAAACACGGAGCGCCCGTACGTGCGCATATACGCATAGGCCCCTAGGGAACTAGTACCAATCACAGTATCCTTAGTCGTCACGGTACCGTAACAGCTGGTGGTTCCGACATCCGCATCCATGGCATTCAGCCAGTTTCCGATTGGAATGAACCAATCGACCACAAAGGAGTATGGAGTAACTTCCCACGCAACAGTTAGAGGGTTCGTGAACCCGAGACGAGTGCTCGTAGGAGGATTCCCACGAACGTACGCCACTACTTTGACAACCGATTTGTACTGGTTATCAGAGTAAGTCTTCGTGCCATTATAGAGCGGATAACCGGGGGATTTAACCCGGTGTTCTGCTACTTTTCTGACTCGAATCTTCCGAAACCACGGCCTATTAAATGCCGTCTGTAACTCTTCGACCGACCCGTGAAGGTCAGAGAGGAGTGGTATCCATCCATACCGCATTTCCAACCAGCGGTTAGCGATGGTACCTCGGAGTTGACGCGGGGGTAACCCAAGAGCCTTAAAAGCTCCAGGCACATTCCCTCGTTTCAGGCTGCGGAAAGCATCAGCTATAGCTACGGCGTTCTGGACAAACATCCCCTGCGTTTGGCGCATTTCTGCCAGAGCGTTGGCCAGGTTGACCTTTTGGTCCTTGATTTGCAGACGAAGTGCTGTCTGCCAATCAGGGGTAGCCGGAGGCCCCACTGATCCAACGGTAGCAAATTGGGACGATTCCCAGTCTTGATACGTCGCTAAATAGCTTCCGTAGTCGGCCGTAAAACTGATTGGCGGGTAGTAAACCCGTTGCTCAAAATGGCCTCCAAAGGATGTCAAAGAAGAATACTCAGTGACATTTGCTGGACGTTTCCGTCGCTGCGTATCCGGTCGTGCGTACTGCACGTCGCCGGGGGAGTACGGTGAGTAGTCATAGGAAGATTGAGCTCCCGTAGCTTTCGTGGTATAGATCAGTTTTGGGTACACTGGTCTGTACCGCGTATAGGAGCTTGGCATAATCTGCCTCCTGTGAAGATTCATCGTAGTACCTTAAGTCCAAAGCTGGACAGATGTAACGATCCATTGTCACACGGTAACACAGTGCCACGCAGTTCAGGCACCGAGGTGGAGGGTTCCCTTAGGGGGATCCTCC